GTGTACGAGGGCTCGGGTTCGCCGGGGGGCATCGGTAAACTTAGGCGCATTTTCGGCTTGCCATCACAGGAAACGCTCCGTTTTTTTTGGCAGTCGCCAAGCAGTCACACGAGGTCCGGACATGGCAGGTAAACCACGTGGTCGCCCGCGTCGCCCGAGCATCTACGACGCGCAGGTGCACAAACAGATCGTCGACGCGCTCAAGAGCGGCGGCTACAAAACACACGCAGCGCACGCCGCAGGCATCTCGAGAGAATGCCTCGACCTGTGGATCGAGGCAGGCCGCGAAGGCCGCGAGCCGTTTGTTAGGTTCGCGCTGGAGTGTGACAGGGCGCGCGCCGAGGACGCTCTGCGCAACCAGGCCATCGTCAGCGCCGCAGCCGTGCGCAAGATCGAAGGCGACTGGAAAGCAGCCGCCTGGTTGCTGGAGCGCAAGTATCCGAAGCTGTATGGCAAGCGCATTGCGGACAACGTCGACGACGCGAACGGCACAGCCGCCGCTGACGACGAGCCCGGCGTCCACAGCCCCTGGCTCGCGGTCGTCAAGTGAGGCCAGCGCCGCCGAAGCGCAACGACGTGCCCGTTGCTCAAGCGCCCATGTTGCGCTCCGAGGGTCAACGCATGTTGCTGCACGTCAGCGGCTCCCTGGCAGCCATCGCAGACGCACTCGGAACCAAGTCTCCGGCCTCTGTTCTCAAGTGGCGCAACGGCACGCAAACGCCTGCAGTCAACGCGCGCGCAGCGATGCAGGCAGTCCTCGGCATTCCACTGGAGGCGTGGAACCGCCTGCCAGCCACGCACGAGCAGCAGGTCGCCAACGCGCTGATTGAGCCGCAGCCGGCGCTCGGCACACTGGCTGAATGCATGGAGCTGCTGGCAGTCATACGCCGAGACCGCTCTGCGCCTAACCTGCTGCCAGGCGAGCGCTCCAAGCTGATTGATGCGGAGGCCCGCATACTCAAGCTGCGCTCGGACCTGGAGCAACGCGCCGAGCTATCCGAGGATCGCTACGTGCGCGATCACCCTGCATGGCTTCGAGCTCGCAATGAGATCGCACGTGTACTCGTGCCGCATCCCGCAGCTGCGCGCGCAGTGGTCGAAGCCCTGGAGCGCATTGGGCTGTGACTACCAGCAACGCATACGAGGTCCGGTCCCGAGGGCGCCCACGCAACGCAGACCGCGAGCGCACCAGCTTCGCCGCAGACCTGGCACAGCGCATACAGATCGCGCTCCTGCATGCCAGTCACACTCGGTTCCCGTCTGACGAGTATCAGCAGCGCCCTGTGGAGTTCTTTCGTGAGGTGTTAGGCGTCGAGCCGTGGTCACGGCAGATCGACATCATCAACGCCGTGAGAGACCACAAACGCGTCGCCATATGCTCCGGACACAAAGTCAGCAAGTCACACTCGGCCGCAGGCTTGGCGCTGTGGTTCTACTGCAGCTTCGCCGACGCGCGCGTTGTGATGACAAGCACAACATCACGTCAGGTCGATCAGATTCTGTGGCGCGAGCTACGCATGATGCGCGCTCGCTCAGGCCGCTGCACTGCGTGCAAGACAGACGACCCCGAAGGCCTGCGCATTCCGCGCCCATGCCCGCACTCTGCGTTAGTCGAGGGCGAGCAGGGAGAGCTTGCACGCACTGGGCTCAAGGCCCCTGACTTCCGCGAGGTCGTTGGCTTCACTGCGCGCGAGGCCGAGGCCGTTGCCGGTATCAGCGGGCGCAACCTGCTTTACATAGTCGACGAGGCCTCCGGCGTTGGCGATGACATATTCCAGGCGATCGAAGGCAACCGAGCCGGCGGCGCGCGCATTGTCATGTTCAGCAACGGCACGCGCAACGAGGGCGAGTTCTACGAAGCGTTCACCACAAAGGCCCATCACTATTTCACCATGCGCGTTTCGTCAGAGGAGTCACCGAACGTGCTCGCCGGCGACGTGCTGATACCAGGCCTCGCCACAAAGGAGTGGATCGACGAGAAGCGCGTCGAGTGGGGCGAGGACAGTTCCCTCTACAAGATACGCGTCAAGGGCGAGCACGCCGTGCACGAGATCGGCCGTATCTTCTCGGTGCACTTGATAGGCCAGGCCGAGTCACGCTGGACTGCTACGCCTGACGCTGGGCGCTTGTTTGTGGGGCTCGATCCCGCAGGCGAATCCGGCAAAGGCGATGAGAGCATGTTCGCGCCGCGCAGAGGGCTCAAGCTCCTGTCGTTCCGTGCGTTCCGCGGCCTCAGCCCCACAGGCCATATCCCGCACCTGGTGCAGCTCCTGCGTGACTTGCGGCTGCCTCGTGAAGTGCCCGTCGTCGTGGTTGACCGCGAAGGCCCCATCGGCACGCCGCTGTTCAGACTGTTGACTGACTACCTGGAAACGCACCCGCATGCGTTCGAGCTGGTAGGCGTAAGAGCGTCCGATCGGGCGGTGCGTATGCCGCAGACCTATGACCGCATGCGGGACGAACTAGCAGCCAACCTGGAGCTATGGTTCCGCGACGGCGGCGCCATCGTGGAGGACGTGCGCCTAGCTGCGGAGCTGCACTGCCTGGAGTGGCGCGAGGCCGTCAACGGGCGCTTGAAGCTGACGCCGAAGGACGCAATCAGGAAAATGATCGGCCGTTCTCCGGACCGATACGACGCGCTTGCGCTTGCCTGCTGGGAACCGCTGTCACTGCGCGAAGGCCTGCCAGCATCCGCCGCACACCTGGTCGACGACCCGCACGAGCAGGAGCACGTGCTTGACCCGTACCAAGCAGAGGGCACATGGCGATCCAAGGCATGAGTCGAGGCCGGCAGCTGCTGCTGGCAGTGCTGCGCGTGACAACCGAGGCCGACGTCGCCGCGCGCTGTCGCGTGTGTCATCCGGTTGTGTCCGAGTGGACGAGCGGCTTGAAGCGGCCGAGCCGCGCCTCGCGTGAACGCTTGGAGTCTGCCTACGGCATACCCTGCGGCTCGTGGGATATCTCCTTTGTGTCTGTCTCGCGCAACGCAGAACGTCGCCGCAAGCTCACCTAACACGTGCGATCTCTTCGGCGTGGCATCCACGCTACAGACCATCACCGAGCAAGCGCGCAGCATCCTGCTTGGTATCTCAGCGTATGCACGCCCTCGCGCGAGTCAAAGTGCGTCGCAGGAGATCGACGATCCGCAAGTTATCCAGATGCGTGAGAACCTCGGCGGGCAGCTGGTGCCGCCGCCGCAGTCGCAAACGCGCTGGTACATGTCGGATGTTGAGAATGCGGAGCACCTCGCAGACATAGGCAACCTGACTGCGGCAGGCCGGTTGATGTTTGCTGCGCGCAAGGATGGCCAGCTTGCCGGTGTTCTCAGCACACGCACAGGCGGCCTGGTGCGGCTGCCGAAGCGCTTCCGAGGTGACCCTGACGTAGTGAGCGCGCTGGAGTTTGGACACGACGACGTGCGTTCCGTGTTCGACGAGATGTTTCCGCCCTCCGAGCTTGCGCTGCTGGCAGCGGACGGCTTGCTGCTGGGCGTAGGCATTGCGGAGCTGGTTGCAGTGGAGGGCCGCGACTATCCCGTGATGATTCGTCTCGACCCGATGTATCTCAACTACCAGTGGTACGAGAACACTTGGTATTACAATGCGACAGTTGGCCGACTACGCGTTACGCCTGGCGATGGTCACTGGATTCTACATGCACCAGGCGGTCGCATTGCGCCCTGGCAGGCGGGTCTATGGCGTGCAGTGGGGCGCGCCTACGTACGCAAAGAACACGCGGCAATGCATCGCGACAACTGGGAGGCGAAGCTCGCCAACCCCGCACGCGTTGCAGTAGCGCCGCAGGGCGCAGCCGAGCCACAGAAGCAAGCGTTTTTCCAACAGCTGATGGCGTGGGGCGTCAACACTGTGTTCGGCATCACGCCTGGCTACGACGTGAAACTCGTCGAGTCGAATGGTCGTGGATGGGAGTCCTTCAACGAGACCATCGCGCAGCAGAACACCGAGTATGTGATCGCCATTGCCGGGCAAACTGTGACGACGGACGGCGGCGCAGGCTTCGCCAATGCGGACATTCACAAGACGATCCGCAGTGACCTCATCAAGGACACTGGCGACGGCCTGTCATACACAATCAACACGCAGGGCATTCCGGTGTTCGTGGCGCAGCGATGGGGCGCTGACGCGATCCTGCAGAAGCCATGCGCGTACGAGTACGACGTCACGCCGCCGAAGGACCGGAACTCAGAGGCCACTGCGCTCGTGCAGGTTGCCACTGCGGTCGAGCAGCTGACAGCGGCGCTGACGCCGCACGGCCTGGAGCTTGACGTGCCACTGCTGGCAGCGCGCTTCGCGGTGCCAGTCAAGGGCGATGCAGATGGCGACGGCAAGCCTGATGCAGTTGCTGGAGTTCCCACGCATGCGGCGACTGGTGCGCCGCAGCTGCGTGTGATCGAGGGAGGCGCAGGCGCTGCGGGTGCGGACGAGTCTGTAGCTGCAGCGCCTGCGCAACCAGCGGATGTTGCCGCAGGCGCGCAGGTCGCGAGCGGAACTCCGGCGCAGGACCTGGCACTAAACGGCGCGCAGGTCACCTCACTGTTAGACATCGTCAAGGGCGTTGCTAACGGCGAGCTCCCACGCGACGCAGCCATCGGCATCATCAAGCGCGCGTTCCTTGTTTCGGACGCAGAGGCGGACGAGCTGCTCGGGTCAGTAGGCAACGGCTTCGTGCCGACATCACAGCAACCGGCGGCGCCTGCAGCGCCTGCTAGTCAGGAGACTGCAGCATGATTCTCGCTCGCCGCTATGAGCGTCGCGGACTGCTGGCCATCGACCCGCGTGCGTTGTTTGAATCGTTCTTCGTGGACAACGCGCAGGAGCGCGAGGTCGCGGAAGTCAGCGGCTGTGCGGTCGTGGACATTCGCGGACCGCTGGAGCACCACCTGCACGGCTGGTGTGACTCGTACGAGGCAATCCTCGCCCGCGTCGAGCAGGCGTGCGCATCAAGCGCGCGCGCTGTGGTGCTGCGCTTCGACTCGCCCGGCGGCGACGTGAGCGGCTGCTTCGAGACGGCGCTGGCAATCCGTGCTGCGTGTGATGCTGCGGGCAAGCCACTCCTCGCGTTCGCAGAGGGCGAGTGCGCAAGCGCAGCCTATGCGCTGGCCTCGCAGGCGCAGAGCATCACTGTGTCGATGAGCGCGCTCGTGGGCTCCATTGGCGTGCTGTCGAGCCGCGAGGACATCACAGCCATGAACGCCGCGCGAGGCCTGCGCGTTGCGCTGGTGATGAGCGGCAATCGCAAGGGCGATGGCCATCCGGACATGCCGATCACGGATGCGGAGATAGCTAACACGCAGAGCATTGTTGATTCGATGGCTGCGGTGTTCTTCGACCTCGTGGCGCAGGGCAGACAACTAAAGCCTGTCGCCATTGCGCAGCTGCAGGCGCGAGTGTTTCACGGCGAGGCCGCAGTGCAGGCAGGTCTCGCAGACGCAGTGGGTTCGCTGACAACAGTGCTCGCGTTTGCTGCGAGCCCAGCAGGAGGCAGGAAAATCATGGCGAAGAAGATGAGTTACGAGGAGCTGCGCGCAGCCGTAGCTGAGGCCGCAGAGGGCGACGATCCTAACGCAGCCGCAGCGAAGCGCGCGCTTGCCGCAATGGATGAAAGCTCGCCGGAGGCAGAAGGCGAAACGCCGGAGCCCGAGGCCGAGGGCGGCGAAAGCGAGGAGACTGCAGAGGGCGAGGCGGAACCGGACGGGGACGAGGCGCCGCCGCCGAAGACTGCACGACGCGCCGCAGCCGGCGAGGAGGACAAGACTGCAACGGCTAACGCCGCCTACCGCATGGCGCTCAAGGCGCAGGCAGACAACGCCAAGCTGCGCGCGCAGCTCCGGCAGCGTGACGAGGCCGCAGAGCGTCAGCAGCTGATTGCGTCCCGCCCTGACCTGCCAACGGACACAGTGTCACTGCTGGCGCGCGCGCCCATTGCCCTGGTGCGTGAGCACGTTGCAGGGCTGCCAGCGCTCAAGCCAGATGCCACTGCAGGCGGTCTCAAGAATCCGCGGATGGTTGCGTATGGGAAGCCTGTCACGGGCAAGGGCGAGCCCGACGGAGCGTCACACTTGCCGGCGGCCGAGAAGGCAGACCTTGACGCTCGCATGGGGCTGAGCGAGCCAGGCCTGCACGTAATCTCAAACGAATACAAGTTGACCCTGGGCGCCTACAAGCCGCGCTGAACGCGTGCTGTCACTGCGTAACTAACAACTAATCACAACAAGGATTCGGCGTATGGATCGCATGCTGATCGAGGCGCACTGGGGCTATTACGCCTTTGTGCTCGGGGCAGGAGTGGTTGTCGAGAAGGGCAAGCTTGCGTGTTTTGACACTGTGAACGGCGGCGCGTTAGTCAACGCGACCGCTGCGCCTGGGCTCTACAACATCGGCATCTTTACGGAGTCGATGACAGGCGATGGTGTCAAGCGTGTGCAGGTCAAGCTGCACCGCGAGATTCAAGCGACTTGGTGGGAGAACGACACGGCTGCGCCGGTCGCAATCACAGACCGAGGCAAGAACTGCTATCTCAAGAACGCAACGACTGTGACTATCACAGGCGGTGCAACGGCCTCCGTCGCAGGCGTTGTCTACGACGTTCAGACGGCAAAGGGCGTGCTCGTCTACTTCCCGATGACTGGCATTCCGCTGCCTGCAGTCGTCGAGGACCCTCCGGCACTCCTCGACACGGCGCGCGCAGGGCGCAGCCGCTGAACGCGATCGACAACTAACACCGAGGAGAGAATCAACACATGCCTACCATCACACCGTCATTTATGTTCGATCTCGAGTCGAACATGCGCGTCATCACTGCGCGCGAGTACGACCGGCTTTCGCGCAAGCTCTGGTGGAACCGTGTCTGCCGGCTCGGCCCGCCGAGCGGCGCCAAGCGCGAGCGTGTCTCGTGGTTGCTGGACACTGCGCGCATTCAGAAAACTAACAAAGGCGGTAACGTCGAGTTCGAGGACATCGTTGCGCAGACCACCGAGGTCGAGCACGAGAACGCTGCAGGCGGCCTCAAAATCAAGAAAGAACAGTTCGAGGACGTTGATGGCAACGGGATCGATTACGCCTCGCACTGGAGTCGGCAGATGGGCGCATATGCGGCGTACTGGCCGCAGAAAGTTTTGGCGAAGCAGATTCTCGCCAACGGCCCGACGTACGACACGCTCTCGTTCTTTCACGCGGCGCACCCGGTAAACCCATTCAACACCGCTGCGGGCACGTTCGCAAACGTGTTCACTGGAGCGCCTGTCGCGCAGACGGGTTACCCCGGCGCGCTGCCGATTCACTCGCCACTGGTGACTGTGGACGAGGCCGTAGCAAACATCGCCAAGGCGATCGCCTACGTGTCGTCAATCAAGATGCCGAACGGCGAGGACCCGCGATTCTTGCGGCTCGCGGAGATCATCGTGCCGCCTGCGCTCGTGGCGCGCGCGCAGCAGATCACGAACGCCAAGTACATCGCGCAGCTTGCGGCTACTGGAGGCACAGGCGGCGGCGGCGCTGACGTCGAGGCTGTCATCCGTAACTTCGGTCTCGGCCAGCCGATCGAGGCTCCGGAGCTGGGCTCTGCGTTCGGCGGCAGCGACACGACCTACTACCTCGCCATGGAGGAGATTACGAGCAACGAGCTGGGCGCGTTCTCGTACATCATGCGCGAGCCGTTCTCGGTGCTGTATTACGGGCCGACTACTGACCCGCAGCTTGCGCGCATACGCGAATACCAGTGGTTGACCGAGGGTCGTAACTCGATCCTGAACGGTCACCCGTACCTGTTGTTTCAGGTGAAAGCGACCTGAGCTATGGCAGGAACAGTCGCATACCTCGACCTTGCTGGGTTCCGAGCGTCAACGCTCATGCCTAGCTCGTTCGTCGATGAACTCGAGGCCGCCGAGCCTGGGTTCATTGATGCGCGGCTGTTCCTCCAGTCAGCGAAGATCGATTCGCGACTCGCGAAGCGCTACGACGCGCCATTCAAAGAACCATATCCGCTCGCAGTGATTGAGTGGCTTGTGTCACTCGTCACGTACGAGGCTTGGTTGAAACGCGGCATAGCCGCAACAGACGAGCAGGCAGAACAGTACAAGACCGATCGCGACCTTGCGCGCGGCGACATTGAGAGTGCGGCTAACAGCGAAGTGGGATTGTTTGACTTGCCGTTGCGCTCAGACACAGACGCAACCGGCATTACGCGAGGGTCTCCGCAGTCTGTGTCCGAGCAGTCGCCCTACGTTTGGATGTCGAAGCAAGCACGCATCGGCCGCGAGGAGGACCGGAACTCATGAACATTGATTCGCTCATTGTGTTTACGCGTTCCATGCCGCAGTGGCTGCAGTCTGCGCCGCAGGTTGCTGAGGCCGTGCACGCTGCGCTGCTGGTGACCATTGGCGCGCATCAAACGCCGCATGGTGTTCCGTGGATACCGCGCAAGCACGGCACGAGGCCCGTGCTGAACAACGCCGCAGAGCACCTCTACAGTCACGGCGCGAACGGTCGCGTCGACATCTCGATCCGCGGCATCTATGGGCGGCATCACAAAGGCAGCGTGCGCGGCTCGGTGCAGCGGCCGATCATCATGTATAAAAAGCACGGGATACGAGCGCTGCCGCCTCGCATCATTGCCGCGATTGAAGCCACGCTGCGCGCGCGCTTTTGGGTCGCATTCGACGCCATGAAGTCCGGCGGCACTGCTGCCAACACTCAGAGCCAGGCGGCTGCTGCATGACGAGCAAGCACGCATGGGTCAACCTGTTCGAGCTGGTGAGTGCGCGCTTCGTTGCGGAGCACGTGCCCGCGACGAACCTGTTCGGCTGGCGCGTTCCGGCGCAACACGTAAAGGGCAACCGGATCGCATGGGTTCCGGGTGACCCGAACGGCATGGTTGGCACGTTGCTGCCGCCTCGCAATCCAGGCGGCAATCCGCGCTCGCTTGGCACGCTGGGCGAGGTGTTCACCATCGTCATCAATGGCCAGGACCCGCGCGAGCCGGAGAACGAGCTGCGGCAGTATGAGATTGTCAGGTATCTGCGCGATGCATGGTTCCGCGCTGTCTACCATGCCGCCTACGGCGCGTTCACGATCCGCGGCGAGACCTGGATTACGACGCGCCTGGAGCGTCGTCACGGCGCTGCGCTGCGCATTGCGTGCGAGCTACAGGCGGCAATCCCTGACGAGGTGTGGCCTGACGACGGCATCCCGAGCGAGGTCCCGCTCGAGGCGGCAATCATCGACGTCGAAGAACTAGACATCACTGACATTCTAACAGTTACCCCGTGAGGCTCGGATGAGTGTTCCCAAAGTCAAAATCAATGAGGTCGATGGCGCGCTTGGCATCGTGCCGAGCAATCAGACAACGCTGCACGCTTTCCTGGGCTGCAGCACGTCAGGCCCGCTGAACACTCCGGTCATGTTTGCGCGCTCGACGGACGTGGTTGGAACGTTCGGCGACGGCCCCTTGGTCGAGGCCGCTGCGCTTTACATCACGCAGACCGGCAACGCGTGCGTTGTGCTGCGCGTCGCGCAAGTGGTTGTGCCGACCGTCAGCGCAGTGGTGCAGACGGGCCTGGGCGCTGCGGCTACCGCAGGCCCTGCAACGGCAGCGTTCGATGATCGCGAAGTCATCATCAAGGTTGTTGCCGGCGGCGTTGCCATCGGCACCGCAGGCAACACTTACCAGGTGTCCGAGGACGGCGGACAGACATGGGGCGCTGTCAACGCGCTCGGCACTGAAACATCCATCACTGCCGGCGGTGTTGAGTTCACGTTCGCCGCAGCGCCGGAGAAACTCGAAACGGGCACGACCTACGAGGCAACCATCACGGCGCCGAACTGGGATGCAACCACGCTGCAGCCTGGCCTTGACGCGCTGCGTCTGACGGCGCAGCCGTGGGAGCAACTGTTCGTCATCGGCCCGCTGACGACGCTTGCCGGAGCTGCGGCGCTTGACCTCGCGTTCGTCGGCTACGCAGAGTCGCCTGGCAAAGATTGCAGCTGGGTCGCGCAGGCGCGGATGCCGAACGCAGGCGAGACCGAAACAGCGTACGCAGCCGCGATCAACTTGGCGCTCGGCGGTCACGTTACAACGTACGGCGCAATCTGCGCCGCAGCTTGCCGCGTGCCGAGCGGTGTATCTGGGCGCTACTACCGGCGCTCGCCTATCTATCCCGTCGCGGTCGCGCAGTCCTGTCATCCGGAGGTGAACACGGCCGACGTGAACCGCGGACCGCTCACAGGCGTTTCGATCCGCGACGCGAACGGCAACGTGGTCGAGCATGACGAGGCAGTCACGCCAACGCTTGACGCGCTGCGCTTTCTTGCGCTGCGGACAATCGACGGCTACGGCGGCGTCTACATCAATCGGGCGATTGCGTTCAGTCAGGTTGGCAGTGACTTCGAGCTGATTGTTCATCGGCGTGTGATGAACATGGGAAAGCGCACGCTGCGCCGCTATTTCATCCGGAGGCTGAATCGCCCGGTGCGGATCGATAAGGCAACCGGATACATTCTCGAGGCCGACGCTCTTGAGATTGAGGGCGGCGCGCGCGCGCTGCTGCGGAGCGAAATGCTTTCGCGCCCGAGCGCGAGTGATGTCCAGTTCACGCTGAGCCGAACGGACAATCTGCTGTCAACGAAAACGCTGACAGGCACCTGCCGCATTATTCCGCTCGCCTACCCCGAGTTCATCGAACTCCAAATCGGATTCTATAACCCAGCGCTAGTCACGCTCGCAGCCGCAGCGTGACCGAAAGGAGCTGACACATGGCAGACGCAATCAGAGTCAACGGCAATCAACTGAGCTGGGGCAGCATTCGACTGGTGCTCGACACCGAAACTTTCACGGGCTTTACAGGCATCAGCTACGCCGACAAACGCGAGCGAGTAAAGGCGTGGGGCATGGGCCGACACCAGGCCCCACGAGGCCGCAGCTCCGGCAAGTACACTCCGGACCCTGTAAAGCTCACAGGCTGGAAAGACGCAGTCCAGTCATTCATCACAGCGCTCGCGCAACGCGCTGCCGATCAATCGAGCTACGGCAATGTCGAGTTCACCATCTCGGTTATCTACTCGGAGCCGCCTGTGCCTCCCACTTCCGTGCTCATCACTGGCTGCGTGATCGTCGGCCAGTCTGCCAGCGAGGAGGAGGGCGCAGACCCGTTGAAAGAAGAACTCGAAATCGACTGCATGGCCATCCGCCGCAACGGCCTCACCCTGTTCGACAACACCGAGCTCGCACCCGTATGACAACTAGCATCGACAGTCCGGACGACGTTTCAACGCAGCTGGAGGCAGTGCGCGAACAGCGCGCCAAGCTGCGCGAGGAGCTTGCTGCGCGCGCAACGCCCACAGCCACAGAGGAGCTGGAGCGCGAGATGCAAGCGCTTGCTGCCGAGCAAGCGCTGGACGAGGCGCAGCGCAAGCACGGCGCGAAGCAGGTGCGGCTCGTGCAGGCCGGAGACATGCCGGTCGTTGTGCGGCGCCCGCACTGGGTCGCGTTCCGCAAGTTTCAAGACCAGCAGGAGTTCACCTACGAGGGCACCGAGGAGCTGGTGCTCGGCTGCTTGCTGCATCCGGACCGGCGCACATTCAGCCGGCACCTGGAGGCGCAGTCAGGCGTGCTCGCCAAGGTCGCGAGCGCCTGCGTGGAACTGGCTGGATTCAAGATCGACGAGGTCAAAAAAAAGTAACAGCGCTACGGGCGCAGGCCCGTGAGGACGATGCGGTAGCTGCCATGTGCTTGCTGGAGGCGCTCGGCTACCGCGAGTCAGACAGCACGCAGCCACTAGCGCGCGCGCACGTAGGCGCGATGCTGCTGGTCGATGTGTCTCGGGAACTAACAATCATCCGCAGGATTCTCATCAAGGCGCTGACCTCCAATGGCTGAGGACGGAACAGCAACATTCGGCATCGAGATGGTTGACGGAGTCAGCGAGCCCGCTGAGTCCGCAGCCACTGCATTGGCGAAGCTCCAGGACAGCATCAAGGCAGACACTAAGGCGCTGGCCGAGATGCAAAAGACTCTCAACCAGCTCAAGAAAGCGACGAACCCTAACGTCGAGCAGATCGGCAAGCTCGAGAAAGCAATGGGGCAAGTCAACGCGCGCATCGCCAAGTCGAAGCAGCAGTTCATCGCCCAGGGCGGTCTGTTCGGCAAGAACTACAAAGGCGCGAAGGACTTGAAGGGCAAGCTCGACGACCTAGCAAACGCAGCGTCAACGCTGCCAGGTCCGTTCGGCGGTGTGCTCAGTACGCTTGCGCGCGTTGCAGGTGCCAAGCACCTGGCGAAGGTTGCGGCGTTTGCGCTTGCCGGTGCTGTGATTGCGCTGGGCGTTGCCACAGTAGCGTCAGCAAAACACCTCGCGGACTTTGCGCTTGCTGCGCAGGAGGCGCGCCGCAACGAGCTGCTGATGTTTGAAGCAACCACGAGGCTGCCGACCGTGATGGGAATGGCGTTCGGCCTTGCGCGCAACAACGCCAAGGACCTGCAGACCGCAGTCGATCAAGTGGCAGCAAGCGTGACGATCGGCCGTGACGAAGTGGCGAAGTACGCTGCGCAGCTCGACAAGATGGGCGTGCGCGGCAAGAACGTTGCGCCGGCGCTGCGTGCTGTCTCGATGGCAGCGTCGGGCTGGGGCGAGGAGCGCGCAACGCAAACTGCGGCCTGGGCGGCACAGCTTGCGCTCACAGGCGGCAGCGTCGACAAGCTGGCGCAGCGCGTCAACAATCAGATCGGCGGAGTGGTCTCGCGCAAAATGAAGTCAAGCGAGGTGCAGGCCCGCAAGCTTGCGGAGTCGTATAACTCGCTGTTCGGCGACGTGGATATCTCCGGCCTGCTTGATGCGCGCAAGGCATTCAACGATCTGTTTTCGCAGTCAACTAACAGCGGGCGCGCGCTGCGGCAGATGCTGGGAACCATCACGCAGCCGCTGATTGACGGCCTCACGGCGCTGCAGCGCATGTTCAAACTCACGGTGCAGAACATCATCATCGGCCTGCTGCTTGCGCAGATCGCTTGGTTCAAGTTTCAGATTTCGCTTGATAACGGCATCGCAGCGCTCAAGGAAAACTTTCCGAACGCCGTCAAGGCGGTCAAGGCGATCGGCACCGCAATCGATGAACTGTGGCAGCTCGTCAAGGGCGTGTTCGGCAGCGAGTGGAAAGAACTCCTCGCGGCTGCGGCGCTGGTGCTGACGGTAACCGTTGCGCCTGCAATCTGGGCTGCGGCAACGGCTATGTGGGGCCTCGCCGCTGGAGTG